CGCTGATCCTGAGCGGCCGACAGGCTTCGACGACTTGCCGGGTCATGTCGATGTCGGCGCTCGATGGCGTCGGATCGCCGCTGGGGTGGTTGTGGCAAAGGATGATGGCGCTGGCGGACGTCTCCAGGGCGCGGCGCACCACCTCGCGCGGGTAAACCGGGGCGTGATCCACTGTGCCGATGTTCATCACCTCGTCGGCGATTAGCTGGTTCTTCTTGTCGAGGAAGAACACCCGGAATTGCTCGCGCGCCTCCTGGGCCATCGCGACGCGGACATAGGCGAGCAAGGCGGACCATGAGGAAATGACCGGGCGCCGCTTGGCCTGGTTGCGGGCGGCGCGCACCATCAGTTCATGGATGATCGCCAGTTGCCGGGCGGCGGCCTCGCCGGCCAGGCGCCGCACCTCGGGGCCATCGGCGCCGAAGATTTCCGCCAGGCCGCCAAAGCGGGCGAACAGGGCGGTGGCGGCGGCGCCGCCGACAAGTTCACCCAACAGGGGGCGATCCGGGGCGGCGGTGATCGGGCCTAGCGCGCCCCGGCCTGGGAAGTCGATCACGCGCGCCGGTTCGGCCGTGGCGGCCTGGGGGTCGTCGGGGAAGTCGAAAGTCTGCTGCATTGAAGGCGGGTCCTGTTCCGTGGCGCCGGGACCTATTCCCGGCGGGTGAGCGATGGCGCTCGGGATCGGGGCGCGGCCGAAACCGCGCCCCGCGCCCCAGCGTCAGGCCTGGGCGACAAGCCAGGGCTTGGGCTCGCCCTGGTAGTCGGTCCAGAAGGCGTCCACCTGGGCCTGGGCGGCGTCGCGCTCGCGCTCCAGCTTTCGCGCCCTTGCCAGGGGCGCCAGGGCCGAATCGTCGCCGGCGGTGGCCAGGGCCTCCAGGGCGACAACGCGGGCCTTCCAGCGGGCCACGTTCAAGCCGTTGGCGTAGGCGCCCGCGCTGTCGTCGAAGTCCTCCTCAATCGGGGCGGTCCCGCCAAGCGGGACGCCATGAATTGCGATCTTCCAGAGGGCGGCGCGGAGAATGTCTGTCGAGTTCATAAGTCCAGTTCCTTGATGATCGGCCGGGACCTATTCCCGGCCGCGAACGCGCGTGGCGCTCGGGATCGGGGCGCGGCCGAAACCGCGCCCCGCGCCCCAGCGTCAGGGCCTGGGCGCCAGGGCGTCGGCGAATAGCTGGGCGATCTGCATCAGGGAATAGACCGATCCATCAACCACAAAGCCCGCCTGATCGTGGCAAAGGTCATAGAGTTGGGTGGACCCCCAGCTGGGCCGCTCGCGCGCCTTCTCAATGAAAAAAGGCAGGCGGGCGGCGCCAAGGAACAGGCGCCAGGAAGGTTCCAGGCCTTCGCGGGCCTCGCGCTTTTTGGCGACCTTCACGCCGTCACCTGGGCGGCGTTCCAGGCCGCTTGCAGGCGGCGGTGACTGTCCAGGCCAAAGCGGTCTGAGGTTTCGAGGCGCTGATAGAGACAGGCGAAATATTCGAGGTGGTGGGCAGTCATCGCCTCGCCGATCCTCTGATAGCGCCAGAATTCGCGGGCGCGTGACCGAACATCGGCCATGTTGCGGAAGGGAAGGTCAGTCTCGTCGCGGGCGACTGCTCCGCAGGCGTCGGTGAGTTCTCGTGTCCAGATGGTCATTTGTCGGGGTCCTTTCAGGAAGTGGCGTCGGTGAGGTCGATGTTGCTGAGGTCGTCGGCGGCCTGTTGCAAGGCGTCGGCCGCCTCCTGGGCGCGGTCGCCGCGCTCGCCCTGCTGGATGCTCTCGGGCATGTTGTCGTGAAAATCCTGTTCCTCGCTGGCGGCGGTGGAAAGGATGTCCATCGCCTCGGCGATCATGGCCTCGGCGCGCTTGATGTCGGCTCTGCGGGCGTTGTTCATTTGGGTCGTTCTCCGATGATCCGGCCGGGACCTATTCCCAGCCGTCGAGCGTTGGCGCTCGGGATCGGGGCGCGGCCGAAACCGCGCCCCGCGCCCCAGCGTCAGGGCCTGCGCTTTGCCGCGCGCTCGCACTCGGCGCGGGTGGGGTAAAGGCGGCTGTCAAAGTGGCCGTCCGGGGTCGTGTAGCGCCAGCCTGCGGCGCCATCCTTCCAAACAAAGTTCGGCTCTTTCGGCGGTTGCCATGCGGGTTTGGCGTTCATTGGTCGTCGTCTCCTTCGTCCTGGGTTTCGGCCTTCATCGCGCCGTGATTGGGGCAATGCGGGGCGCCGGCCTCGTCCAGCCATTTGCGGGTGACGCGGGCGACATAGCCACACTCGCCGCACTCCACCTTCACAAGCCGGGTGGTCTGTTTCTTGCGGCCTTCGTCCGGGTTGACCTTGCCGGCGGGGTAGGCGCCGACGCGCTCGGCGTAGCGTTTAAACGTCGCGGCAAGTTCGGGGCCGGCCTGGGTGGCGGTCATCTTGCCTTCCAGGCCGACAGCCAGGGCGGCCTTGCGAAAGGGCGCCTTGTGGCCATGCTCAACCCCGACCGCCGCATGGCAAAGCTCGTGAATGAGCGTCGCCAGGATTTCGACGGAGTCGCTGAGAACGGGGCTCACCACGATTTCAAAGTGTCCATCGGATGATCGCTGGGCCGGCCAACATTGGCCAATCGCGCGCCGGGTTCCGAACGCAAAGCCGATGCTCACCCGGACCTTGTTGGGGACCGGGTGGGCGGCCTGGGCGAGCAAGTCGGCGCAATGGACGGTCGCGGCTTCAAGCCAAGCGTGGCGCGCTTCGCTGGTCGCCTTGGGGGTGTTCTGTTTCACAGACAGACCCTCCGCATCTGGTGACGGTTGAAGGCGCGGTTTCGATGGATGTCCGCCCATGATTGGCGGCCTGATCCGCGACAGGCGTTGCAGCGGCCTTCGTGCGCCGGCTGGCCGTTCACCACGGCGCCCCAGCCGTAGCGCCCGGACCCTCGACACTTTTCGCAAGCGCCTGGGCGGTCGTTGGGGACTGAAAAATCAGTGAAGGCCATCGGATCAGGCCTCCGCAAAGTAGCGGGTGGCGACATCGGCGCGGATGGTGTCGCTGATGATGTCGGACTGTTCGAGCAAGTCGATCAGCCGGATCGCCCACTGGGCGGCCTGGGCGTGCTTGCCGCAATCCTTGAAGGCGCAGGCCTTGGCTAGAGCGCGGCTGACTTCGGTTCGGTCGATCATTCGGGGTCCTTTTCCCTTGGCGCCGTCTGCGTCATTGCATCGGCTAACGCCGAATAGCGGTCGTTTAAACGGGTGTCAACCCGGACCCTGTTTCATCCGTCATGCCCGGACCCTGGGGCATAATGAGAAAGCGGACATCGGATGGCCTGGCGCGGCGGCCATCCATCGGTTTAGCCCGCGATTTCAATCATCGGATGGATGGACGGACGGATGGCGCATCGCGCGCCTGGTGATCTGTTTTGCCGGGTGGTTTTCGCTATCGCGAGACTAGGGGCCATCCGTCCGTCCATCCATCCGATCAATGATCGACAGAGGGAAAAGCCGCGAAAAGGGCCTAGAATGATCGGATCGATGGATGGCCGGGCATTAAAAATGGGTCGGAAATGGCGGACCTGGTTCTAACCCCTCCAGGGGAGGCCACCCGGCCGAGGCGGGGGCGGCCGCCTGGGCGGCGCAACCGGCGGTCGATAGACCTCGCTCGCTACATCGAGGCGCGATTTTCGGGGCTGACGCCTGGGCAGGTGCTGGCGGAAATGGTCATGCCAACCCCGGCCGATCTGCGGCGCGCCAGGGGGTCGATGATTCAGGCGATGGCGGACAAGGCGGCGGAGATTCAGCGGGCCTTGCACCTCGGATCGCGGGCCGATGGCTTCGCGGTGCTGTCGCGGCTGCTGATTGAACTCGCACCCTACGTTCACCAACGCCGCGCCCTGGCGCCGGCCGAGCCGGCCGAACCGACCTTGGCGAGGGTGATCGTGCTGGCGGCCGGCGAGAACGCCGATGGCGTTGATTTCTCAGGGGAAAATGACGGCGACCTGTTCCAAGTCTCCCAGCCGATGTCTCCCAGTGATAGCCAAGCGGCTGAATTCGCTGAGGATTTGCCACCCGATGCCGATGATGGCGAATTACCTGAGCCGTAGCGTTTAAACGCTTCGCAAGAGAGAAGCACCCGCGCGCGGCGGCGGCGAAGCCGCCGCACTGAGCGAACCCACCTCCGACGCCGACCCCCCCAGCCGACCCCCACCCCCCCCTCCGGGCCTCGCGGGCGCGACGCATGGGGGTTTTTCCGTCAGGCATAGTGGTTTCGGGTCATCCGACGCGGGTGCGGTGCGCCGACACTACAGGAAGGGAAAGGGTCGGGGTCAGGAGCCGCCGTGGCCGCAATCGTCCGCGCCGATCAGGGCCGTCTGGCCGTTTGGACCTACGCCGGGCCGAAGGCGGAGGCCTACGAAAATTGCACCGCCCCGGTGGCGATGATCGAGGGACCATTGGGTGGGGGTAAATCGACGGCGAGCGCGCACCGCTGTCTCCGCATCGCAACCTGGCAGCACCCTAGCCCTGTGGACGGGATTCGCAAGGCGCGGATCGTCTGTGTTGCCCCTACCTACCGGCGCGCCTGGGACCAGGTGATCCCGACATTCTTTGAAGTCTATCCGAGGGACGGCGACGGCGTGCTGTGGCGGGCCGCGCGCGGCGATCCGGCCGACTACACCTGGGACACGAAGGTGCGGTTGAAGGTCGGCGGCCCCTGGTGGCGGGTGCATCTGGAGGTGCTGTTTCGGGCCGTGTCCGAGGGCCAGACCATCGAGGATTTCTTCCGGGGCTTCCAGTTCACCGCCATGTGGCTCCCCGAGGCGGACACCAACAAAGACCTCGACAGCATCCTGTCGCTGGGCGCGAGCCGCGCCGGGCGCTATCCCTTGCCGCCGGATCGGCCGCCCGAGGCCCCTGACGCCTATGTGGGCGTGTTCGGCGACAGCAACGCCCCGGTGATCGGGACGCCGTTCTTCCGCCGGTTCCACGAATATAAGATGCCCGATGGCGGCAAGGCGCCGCGCAGCGATCGGCTGATCAAGCAGCCCTCGGGCTTCAGCCCGCACGCCGAAAACCTGCAAAATCTCAATCGCATCCGCAAAAATTTCTACGCCTACCAGATGCAGCAGCTGTCGAAATACGACATCCGCCGCCTACTGATGAATCAGCCGGGCTTCAGCCGCGAGGGCGAGCCGGTCCACTTCAATTTTGATCCAGACACGCACCTTGTCGATAACCTGACGGTCGATCCGTTCGGGATGGTGATCATTTCCATCGACGCCGGCAGCGGGACGCTGAAGCCGGCAGCGGTGTTCTGGCAGCGATCCGGGCGCCAGTGGCGCGCCCTGGCGGAAATCTACCTGCCAGACGGTATCCAGATGGGGACCCAGGACTTCTGCATCGAAGTCCGGCGCACCCTGGCGCGGCGATTCCACGAGATCCGCCGGCCCACGGCGCTGATCGCCATCGACCCGGCGGCGCTGAGCCCCCAGGCGGCCAGCCAATACACGACCGCCCAGGAAATCCAGCACCACACGCAGATCGAGGCGATTCCGGCGCCCCGGAATGACCGCTCGAGCCGGTTCGGGGCGCTCGACAGGCTGTTCACCGCCAGCGTCGGGCCAGGTGAGCCGGCGATGGTTATCGACCGGGGCGAGTGCCCCGGCCTGGTGGGCGGCCTGGCCGGTGGCTACCACTATCGGCGGATCGGGCAGATTCTGAGCCCGCAACCGGTCAAGAATTCCTACAGCCACGTCTGCGAGGCGGCCGAATATGGCCCGCTGACCCTCGACGGCATGGACCCGCGCGAGGGCAGCTTCATCCGACCGGACGACGCCGATGGTTACGCTCAGGCGGTCGGACTCTACGAGGATGGCCGCTTTGAGGCGGCCCAGACGTGGCGCCCGGCGCGGTCCAGCGACGGAGGCCCCTGGTAATGAAAAACTGGCTTGTGGGGGCTCTCCTGGGCCTCGGAGTGGCCATCCTGGCGCTGGTCGGCGCTCCAGCGGCGCAGGCCGCCGCCACGAACGTCTATGGCCTCGATCCGGCCAACGGCAACGCGATCTGCCTTGTGGCGGCGGCGGGATCGTCGCCAACCTGCATCCTGCCGACGACCGGGGGCGGGACCGGGGGCGGCGGGGCGGCCATTCCAGGCAATTTCACGCCCAATCAGGTGACGTGCGGCACCGCCGCAACCCTGATCGTCGCCTCGCGCAGCGGGCGCCAGCTGCTCTCCATCGTCAACACGACCGCCACGCCCATCTATGTCGGCGGATCGGCGGCGGTGACGGTCCTGACCGGCCAGCTGCTCCCCGGCATCATCGGGGCGAGCATGACCGTCCCCTATTCGGGCGCGCTCTACTGCATCGTGGCCTCGGCGCCATCGGCGGTGACGGAAGCCGAGATTTACTGACATGCGGCTGATCGCGAGCCTCATCGCGGCGCTGGCGCTGAGCGGGGCAGCGCAGGCGCAGAAGCTGGGCGTTTCCTCGCCGACCTCGCCGTTTGTCGGCAAGGTGATCGGGATCAGTCTGCCGAACGGCCTCAGCGGCCCGACCGGCGTGGTGACGGCGATCACCGTCTCCAGCGCCAACTGGTCATCGCCCACGGACCTGCTGCCGAACACCCAGTATTCCAGCAGCTGGACGGCGGATGTCACCCTGTCGAACATGGCCCCGGCGGGGGTGACGACCGCCTATGCGTTCGGGGCGCCCAGCCCGTCGAACAATAAGCTGGCCTTCACCGCGACGTCGCCCGGCTACACCTCGGCGGCGGCCCCGACGACGGTGAACCGGACGATCTACGCCACCTCGTGGCTCAGGCAGGTGTGGCCGAACTACACCCTCCCCACGGAGCGGGCGAACGGGGGCAATGCCGAGATTGCGCTGACGCTCAACGATTTCGTCTATTCGGCCGACGTGCTTTCGACGGCGACCGTGGGGGCCGGGCTCTACACCTCGGGGTCGGCGAGCCTGGCGGCGACCGGCGTGACGGTGACGAACAATTCGACGCTGGCGTTTCCGCGTCCCATCGGGGTCTGGCTCACGGAACCTGGGCGGCGCTACGACGGAACCGCCCCGGCGGTGGTGGAATTCTTCGCCGCCCACGCCTTCGCCCAGGGCCGCTCCCCGGTCGCGGCGGTGGTGTTCACGGCGACGGACGGGGCGGCCCACAGCGTCTCCCACACTGTCTCCGTGCAGACGCCCAGCACCCGCCAGCTTTCGACCAGCTGCACGGCGACCAACGGCTCGCCGACGCTGACCGGGTGCGCCTCGACGGCCGGGTTCCTGCCGGGGATGCGGGCCACGGTCCTGGGCATCCCCGGCCAGCCGATCATCCTCTCCACCACGCCGACCAGCCTGACCTTCGGGGTGACGAACCTCAACTGCACGACGACGCTCAACAGCGGCGACATCACCCTCACCAACGCGGCGGTGGGCCTGGGGCAAGGGCTGGCGGACGGGGCTTTCGTCGGGGCCTCGATCAGCGACGCCAACATCACCACGCCCGCCGGAACCGCGCCGATCACCTCGGCGACGGTGACAGCGGATGTGACCAATGTTTCCGGCAAGGCGACGGCGGCCAAGGTCCACACGAGCGCGACCGGCGTGACCGCCGCGACCAATGCCGCCTGCACGGTCAATCAGAATTTCCAGGGGACGACCGGGACGGTGACTGTCACCCTGGGCAACCCGGTCCCGGTCTATGCGGCGACGTTCACGACCGCCGATCTGGCGACCCTGAACGATGGCGTGATCGCCTTCCGCGCCAGGGCCTATCCGAACATCGGCAACGTCATCCTCGACACCCAGGGCGGAGCCGATGGAACCGGCGTCGATTGGAACGGGGTGGCCTTCAACACCTTCGGCACCGACATCAGCGCCAACCTCCACAACCTCTGGGCCTACAAGGACGCGGGCCTGAACTACCGGCCGGTTTATGCCTGGGTGTCGGGGACGGCGGGGGGCGCGCCTGCGGTTTCGACCAGTGCGGCGGACCCCGGATCGGGGGCCTATTTCGCCTCGGTTTCGACGGCGGTGGCGGCGCTGAAAGCCTATTACAACACGACCCCGACCATTCACCACAACGATGCCAACGGCGGGATCATCTGTCTCTTGGCGGCGGGTTCGCCCTACTCGGGGTTCGGCGGCACGATCTACACGTCCTATGCGGCGAACGAACCGCCGGGGGTGATCACCTCGGCGCTCGCGGGCGCCAGCTGCCCGGCGAGCGGGGCGGCGGGGTCGGACATCACGGTGACGGTGACGCACAATGCGACGACGCTTAATTCGGTGGTCGCGGCCTTCACCCACGTCAACAATCTCACCCTCGCGGACACGGCCCAGCTGATCCAGGGGCTCGACGGCCAGAACACGACCTCGATGCCCACCTATTCGGCGATTTTCGAGGGCGACATCCTGCACCCGATCAGCGGCGGCAATCCGATCATCTACAAGCTGGGCGCGTGGTGGCTCTACAACAACCTGATCAATGGCTCGACGGCGAGCGGGAGCGTGCTGACGCCGTTGAGCGTGACCGGCGAGCCCGCGCTGGTGCTGGGGAACACGATTGTCTGCGGGACCTTCGCCACCGGCAACGTGATGGCCTGGGACAGCCTCAATGACCTCGGAAACGATGCGTGGGCGTGCGCCCAACAAGACACGAAGGGACCGGAGGCGCTTTCCTACGTCGTCAGGCCCCTGAGCAGCGTCAAGGCGTTCAACCGGATCATGGGGGAAACCAACACGTCGGGCTTCTGCGTGACCAGCTGCCAGAATGAAGCCTTCGTCGCGAATATCTTTGAGGTGATCAACGACAGCGTGGGCCAGCCCGCCTGGAGGATGAGCCCCGACAACACCAACACCCCGGCCTCGAACATCGTGCGCCAATACAACACCGGGGCAGGCAACCGCTTCAACGGCAACTATCTTGAAGGCATCCCGACCAATACGGCGACGGGCTTGGCGACCGGCGGCGCGCTTCCTGCGGGGACCTACTTTTTCCAGATCACCTATGCGGTGAAATCGGCGCCCAGCCCGGAAACTTCGACCGATGGCGTCAATATCAATTCGGTCGTGGTGGGTGGAACGGGCGCGGGCTCGATCAACCTGCAAATCCAGAGCGACCCGAATTACGTCGCCTACGTCTATGCGGACACGGTGAACCCGCCCGCGCACTTGGCGACGATCAACGGCGCCGACGCCAAGCAGCTGGCGATGGGGCAGGCCTACGTCATCACTGGCCTGGGAAGCGCCCAGGCCGCGCCGGTCATCAATGTCGGCGGGATCACCGGCCACAACGAACAGAAGTTCTCGTTCTTCCAACGATTCAACATCGACGAAAACTACAACACCAAGAACGACACCTATGGCAGCTCGGGGGCGACATCATCGGGCGGTCGGGTGGGGAATTGGGCGTCGCGGTGGTTCGTCTCCGTCATCGGCAATATCTCGGCGACCGGCACGCTGATCGGCAGCGGCTTCAGCCCGACCTCGGGCTATGGCGAAATCAACTGCTACCTCTGCACGTCAAACCCGGCCAATTCGCAAAGCGACCTGTCGTGGGTCAAATACAAGTCTGACCGCTCCGCTGGCGCCAGCGGCACGATCCCGGTTGCGCCCGCGCTCAATCTCGGCGAGGGCGACTATTGCCCCGACAGTTCGGTGACGAACGCCGGATCGGTCGTGCCCTCGGGCTTGGCCGCGTCTCCCACGGACATCAGCGGCGCGGTGCGGCTCAACAACGGCGCGGGCTGGGCCGGGGCCTACGAGACGGGGTGCCTGTGACCGACCCGCGCCAGCGGCGCTATGAGGCGAAGCGCCGGGCCTGGCGGCGGGCGCATCCGCTGGCGGACGTGCCGCCTGGGCCGCCCGCCCTGCGCCTGACGCCCTTCCCAGGGCCGTGCGCGCGGTGCGCGGGCTCGGGGAAGGTCCCGGCCACGGCCATCGACCTCGTGGGCGTGTGGATCACTTGCCCGGCCTGCGGTGGGGAGGGCTCATCCGACGCCGTGGTTGCGACCGTAGGCTGATCCGATGTCGCAATGGTTCTCGCCCAAGGTCCCCCAGCCGATTGCGCCGCCGAACCCGGCGGACGCCTCCAACCGGGCCAACATGGCGCTCGTCAATCAGCTGGCGACCCAGGGCTACAACGCCGACGTGATCCCAGGCAGTAGCTCGGGCGGGACGGTGGCCACAGGCGCGCCGCGCATGTCCACTCTGACGGGCTTGGGTTAGGCGCATGGCGGACGGTGAGGTTCGGGACCGCAACGACCGGATTCAGGAGTATCTGGCCGAATTCGAGGCTCACCGCTCGGAGCGCATCGAATATGACGTGAAGTGGCAGCTGGTCAGCGACTACATCCTGCCCAGGCGCGATTTCACCGTCACCCTGCGGCCCAACCAGATCAGGCCGCACCGCGTCACCTCGTCGCTGGCGACCAACGCCAATTCGCGGATGTCGGCGATGCTGCTGACCTACGCCATCGACACGTCCCGCCCGTTCATGATGCCCAACGTCAAGCACGGCCTGGGCCTGGTCGGACGCAGCACGCAGCTGTCGGACGCGGCGATCAACTACCTCGACGGCGTGCAGGACATCGCCTTCGACGCGACGCTGCGGCCCAAGGCCAACTACCTGATGCGGATGACGGCGATGCTGCAGGAATTCTGCAGCTTCGGCCCCGGCATCACCTTCACCGGGCGCCAGCCGGGTTTCGGGCCGATTTTCACCTCGCGGCCGGTCAATGCCTGCTGGTGGGGGATCAACGAGAACGAGGACATCGACAACCTGCACTACCGTTTCAGACTGCCGATGTATCGCGTGCGGGACCGCTGGCCGGAGACGTTCGCCAAGCTCTACCCCGAATATGACGACCGCCAGGACACCCTGCTCAGCTACGTGGACATCCTGCAGGTGACGCGGCCCCGGCGGGGCGGCCGGCGGGGCGCGGTCCCGTCAGGCAAGTCTTTCGAGCATGTCTCGATCTGCATGGAGGGGGGGCGCGAGGCGCTGCTCGATGAAAGCGGCTTCGATGACTTCCCCTACAACGTGTTCCGCTTCAACCCGCGTCCGGGCACGGCCTACTGCGAGGGGCCGGGGTGCCAGGTGCTGCCCGACGTGATGGTGCTGAATCACCTGATCCAGGCCATCGAGAACGCCGCCAGCCAGAAGGCGGAGCCGGCCGTCGCCATGCCGGCGCGGATGTTCGCCAAGAACGTGCTGGACCGGCGGCCGGGGGCGATCAACACCTACAATCCGGCGGGCCTGGGCCTGCAGCGGGCCGATCAGGCGATCATCAAGCTCGATCTGACCGGCGATCCGACGATGGCGATGCAATACGCCAAGGAGCTGATGGACAACATCCGCGAGGGCTACATGTGGGACGTGTTCCAGCTTCGCGAGGCGGGCGATATGACCGCCGAGGAAGTCAACGCCCGCATGGACCTCAACATGCGCGGGGCGGCCTCTGTCGTCTCCTACATGGGCGCGGAAATGTCGCGCCAGGCTGACCGGATTCTCGACATTCTGGTGAAGGATGGGAAAATCCCGCCGCCGCCGCGTGAGCTTTCCGGGGCGAGCGTCGATTGGGAATATGCCGGGCCGCTGCAGATCGCCCAGCTGACCAAGAACGCCGACAACATCATGCAGATGATCAACGCCCGCGCCCTGGTCATGCAGCAAGGGCCGGAAGGGCAGGCGGCGGCGATGGCCATCGACCTCGAAACTTGCCTGCGGGTGCTGCACGACTACAAGGGCGCGCCGCCGGGGATTCAGAACAGCCACGCCAAGGTCGAGGCCTATCGGCAGGCGATGCAGCAGGCCCAGGCCCAGGCCCAGGGGGCGGACAACTTCGCCAAGACCGCCAAGGGCGCGTCCGACGCCTCCAACGCCGCCTCGACGGCGATGGGCGCGATCAAGGACTACGCTGGCGCCCCCGGTGGCGCAGCGCCTGGTGGCGGCGGCCCGGCCCCGCAAGCCCCGTTCGCGCCGGCCGCGCCCTTCGCCCAGGCGGCGTGATGAGCGACGGCGCGGACCCGATCCCCTACTCGCCAGCGGATCTGGAAAGACTTGTCCGTCTGAAAGACGCGCGGGCCATCGACCAGGCCTATCAGATGACCTTCGGATCGTCGCTGGGCCGTCTGGTGCTGCTGAATTTCCTGACCGACTGTCAGGTCGGCGCGCGAACCGGGCGGGGCGCGCATGGCTACGATCTTCAATATCTGGCCGGGCAGCAAGACGCGGCCCTGGCCCTGGCGGCGCGGGCGGGCTTCGGACCGGAGACTGTGGCGCTGAGCACCCTGACCAAAACCTTGGAGGAACGACGTGAACCGAATGACGATGACCGACCCACTGGCGTTTTTGAGGACGATCTGCCGGGCGGAGAATGATGCTGGTGGCGGAGCCCCTGCTGGAGGAAGTGGCGGGACGCCTCCTGCTGGCGGCGGTGGCGGCGGCGCTCCTGCTGGCGGTGGCGGGACCCCTGCTGCTGATGGCGGCGGCGCTCCTGCTGGCGGCGCTGGCGAGGGCGCTGCTGCTGGCGGCGAGGGCGGCGGTGGCGGCGGCGCTCCACGCGCCTTCTACGAGGATTTCACCTCCCAGGACCTGAAAACCAATCCGAAAATCCAGGGCTTCGGCACGCCCGAAAAGCTGGCCGAGGCCTACCTGACGCTGGAGAAGCGATTTGGCACCGCGCCTGACCGGCGGATCGACCTTCCCGAGACGCTGGACAGCGATGCGATGGCGCCGATTTGGCAACGGCTGGGCGCGCCTGAGAACGCTGAGGGATATGGCCTCGCCCTACCCGACACGGCGACCCAGGCGGACAAGGACTTGCTGGGGACGTTCACGGCGGCGGCGGCCGGGGCGCACATGCCCAAGGTGTTCGCGGACCTGGCGCTCAGGGTTTTCAGCGAAATGTCGGCGTCCGAACTGGCCAAGCAGGCGTCGGCGGCGGAAGCGACGCGCGGCGACGGGCTGGCGGCTCTGCGCAAGGAATGGGGCGGCGCCTTCGATCAGAACGCCACGCTGGCGCGCAATCTCGCCCGGCAAGTGTGGGGCGATGACATGGCCAAGAGCCTGGACGGCGAGGACATCGGCTCCTGGGCGCCCTTCGCCAAGGGCCTGATCAGCCTTGTGGAGCGGATGAACGAACCGGGCGGCGGCGGCCTCATGGAGGGCGCGCGGGGCGGCGGCGGTCAAACGGTGCTGACGCCCGCCCAGGCGGCGGCGAAGGTGCGCGAGATTGAGGCGAACCCGGCGTTTCGCGATCCCAAGCACCATCAGCAAAAGGCCCTGTTGGCGCAGCGAAACGAACTGCTCAAGCAGGCGAACGCCGCCTGAAATCGCAAACGGATCGTAACTGTTTAGGTGTTGACGGCTGGCGCTAACCGGCGGCGAAATCCACACCTCTCGCCCGCGTTCGCTCAGGCCCGCGCGGGCGACGGCCAGGGCCGTTAATCCAGGCTCGCGCCCGGACTCGAAGCCGGGGAACGCTGCCGACCTCCCTCTTTGGTCAGCACGCCCCCGGAGCGCCCATCATGGCCGCAGAAGATTCAGTCCTCGCCGAATATAGCCAGGGCTTTCGCGCCAACCTGAACCTCGCGCCGCAACAGCGCGACAGCCGCCTGCTGGCGGCGGTGGATGGCTCCCTCAGCTACGACACGCCCGGCGAAATGTTCAACGCCGACGACGTGCAGATCACCGACCCGCAGCCGCGCCAAGGGCGCGCCGGGGCGACCCCCGACAGTTTCCCCAGCTTCGTGCGCCGCGTGGGCGTGTTCGCCCCGTTCGAGGACAGCAAGTGGCTGGATGACGTGGACAAGGCCCGCGAGTTGGTGGACCCGACCACGAAGGTGATGGCCGCCATGATGGCGGGCCGCTATCGGGCCATCGACCGGCTGATCCTGCAGGCGGGGATCGGGTCCGCCAGCGGGATGGTCAACAACACCCCAGGCGCCGCCTCGGCGCTGACGCAGACGCCGCTCCCGGCCGCGCAGATCGTCGCGGCGAGCGATGTCTCCTATGCCCACGACGCCGAAATCGTGCCGACCAACGGCTCGCAATACGGCATGAGCGTGGGCAAGCTGATCCACGCCAAGCAGCTGGTGGAGGAAAGCGAGCTTGAGGGGGAATATCACTTCGCCGCTGCTGCGGAACAGATCGCCGACCTGCTGCGCCGCACGCCCACGACCTCGCGCTACTATTCGGATGTCCAGGCGCTCGCCAGCGGCAAGATCGACAAGTTCCTGGGGTTCAACTTCCATCGGGTGAACAAGACCCTGTTCTCGACCTTCGTGGGCCACGATGGCGTCACGCCCGTTCGCCAGTGCATGGCCTGGGTGGAGGATGCGATCATCTATCGCGGCCGTCCGATCACCGATGCGCGCATCTGGATCAGGTCGGACCGGCGCGGCATCCCGCAAGCCTACTACAGCCTCGAACACGGTTGCGTCCGCCGCTATGACACTCCGGTGGTCGAAGTCGATTGTTACGAAGGCGCGCCCTACTAGGAGACTGAGCAATGACCCTTCGTTTCGGCTCCCTGGCGGGCGCCCCGTCGCAAGCTGGCGTCTATACGCAGATCGACGCCGCCTACTTCGACAGCATCACCAAGACGGTGGTGCGGGACACGATCACCCTGGCCGCCGCGCCAGCGGCCGACACGATCCTGGCCTGCCCGGCGGGCGGGCTGGGATGGGAAAGTATCCTCGACCCGGATGAGTGCTGGGCGCATTGGAGCGCGCTGGGCGCCGGGGTGACGGTGAGCCTGGGCGATGCGACCTTTCCGACCGCCCTGGACAACCTCGTGGCGATGGCGGCGGCCGGTAAGGCCAATCTGCTGTCTGCGGTGACGCCGCCGAACTACTACCTGCCGCTGTGGCAACAGCTGGGCTACGCGACGCTCGCCGCCGCCCTGGCCGTGGCCAAGCAACCCACCCTGATCTTCACGACCAGCGGCGCCGCCGCGACCGGCACCCTGACGTGGCGCCTGGAGGGATCACCCAGGATTTAGCTCGGCCCGGCGTCGCTCCGCATTGCAACCGCCTTCGGCGCGAGATCGGGCAGGGAAAGGTGAAGGGCGGGGTTATCCGCAGGCCCCCGCCAGCCCCCCCGCCCTTCACCGGCTTTTCGAGGCTCTGAATGGTGGACCTCACCGCCCAAACCGAAATGGTCAACGACGCGCTGATCTACTGCGGCAAGGAGCCTGTGGCGGACCTGTCGCAGACCTCGCTCGGCAAGAGCATCGCCGCGCAGAAGATCATGCGGGTGATCGAGAAGGCCAGGCGCACGGTGCTGGAGGCCAACGGCTGGGCCGTGGCCCTGGAATACGCCACGATCCTGCCCTCGGTCCTGCCGAACGCGCCCTTCGTGCCGCGCTACCCCACGACCTTCCTGATGCCGGGCGATTTCGTGCGCGCCTGGGAGGTGGAGGGCGTCCCCTGCGAATGGGATTTCACGACCAGCACCTATCCACAGTTCGCCTGGGAGCCCCGCTGGCAGATCGGCACGACCGAGGTGAACGGATCATCGCAATGGTTCATGCGGGCCGCCAGGGGCGCTGGGGCGGGCCTGTTCGCCGATGGCGTCGGCTACGCCCTGGGCGATTGGGGCGGGACCTATCCGCCGGAAAGCAACACCGTCGCCCAGCTGAACCCGCTGGTCTATGTCCGCCTCGCCGATTGGGGGTCGATGACCCCGACGATGCGGGACCTGATCAGCCGCGACGCGGCGCGCCGGGCCGGATGGGCGATCACCGGGAACATGCAGCTGGCCCAGGCGCTCAAGTCCGACTACGGCGAGGCCCTGGCCAAGGCGGTCGGCCCCGACGCGATGTCCGAGGGCGGCCAGCCGTCGATCATGCCCTCGCTGCCCCAGCGGCTCAGGGACTACAGCCGATAGTCCGAAATCGAGGCCCAGGGATGAGGCGTGGGGCCGATTGGCGGGGTGGGCCTGTGTCATTCCATCGGAGGCGCACGAAGGCCGCCTAGCGCGCTCCCAGGCGCGATGTTTAAACGGATTCGTGGAGAAGCGTGGAAGCGCCTGACCTCATCCGACGCGCCCCCCGCGCGTGAGAGCTTGCCAGGATGGGCGCAAGCTACCTGGCACAGGGGTTTTCCAACAATTGGACCAGCGGCGAAGTCAGCGATCGCCTGGATGACCGCGTGGGCGACGTGCAGGTGGTGGCGCAAAGCTGCCGCAAGGCGCAGAACCTGATCGTCACGACCCTCGGCCCCCTGAAAAAGCGCCGGGGCTTCTGGCTCCTGGGACCCACGGCCGATCCGACCCAGTTCGCCAGGCACGTCCCCTTCCGGCGCAGCGTCAACGACGCCCTGCAGCTGCAGTTTTCCAACCTGTCGGCGTCCAACGGCCAGGGCCAGGTGCGGGTTCTCTACGCCAACGGCGCGCCGGTCCTGAACGGGACCGTGCAAGTGACCTTCACCCACCCCTTCACCAACGCCCAGCTGGCGCTGATGCGGTGGAAACAGGTGGCCGATGTCATCTACTTCTTCCTGGCGGACGGCTCGATGGCGCCAGAGGCGCTGGTGCGGAATTCCGATGTCAGCTGGCAATGGAACGTCCTGACCTATCCGAACGGGCCGTGGCTGACGGAGAACATCGACCAGCTGTCGAACATCACCCTCTCGGGCTTCACGCAGACGGCGGACGTGAACCCGACCGGCTATGGCGCGGCGACGATCATGCAGGGGCCGACCGTGGGGACGGCCACGGCGAGCAAGGCGATCTTCAACGCCGGCATGGTCGGCGACATCATCCGGTTGCGCCAATCGACCGGCAATCCGTCGATGCGCAGCTGGTTCTCGGGCTCCTACCTCCCGGTCGGCTGGTTCGTGACCTACGCCGGGAATATCTACCTCTGCACGGCGACGGCCGGGAGCGCCGAACAGGGGTCGATGTCCACGCCGCCGGTCCACATCTCGGGCTCGGCGAACGATGGCTGCAACACCCTCGAATATCTGAACGATGGCGCCGGGCAGATTCAGATCACGGCCTACATTTCGCCGACGCAGGTGAGTTGCAAGGTCATCCAGAACACGCCGGTCGGGAATGGCCAGGCGACCTACTGCTGGGCGCTGCCGGGCTATTCCAATGACAACGGCTGGCCGCGCGCGTGGCCCGCGTCGGTCGAGGAGCGGCTGGCGACGGGCGGGGCGGCCGTGACGCTCGACGTGCTGGACCTCACCCGGATCAGCGGCTTCACCCCGACGACGCTCGATTATCACCCCGGCATGGGGAGCGGGCAGGTGATCGGCACGGACGCCATCCGCCGCCGATCCGGCGACACCGGGGCGGAAATCTATTGGTTCCTGCAATCCAGCTTCCTGCTGTGCGGCACGGCGGACGGCGAGCATGTGATCAGCGGGGGGATGTTCGGCGATCCGATCACGCCCTCCACCGTTTCGGTGCGCCAGCTGAGCGCCTTCGGGTCCAGCCCGGACGTGTTCCCGGCGCGGGTGGACACCGGCATCGTGTTTGCCACGCGGGGCGGCGGCAACGTGCGCTTCCTGGGGCTCGACCAGCAACAGAACAAGCAGGAGCGCGACCTGGCGTTCATGGCCCGCCACCTCTTTCAGTCGGCGGGCCTGCCGCCGCCGGCCGGAACGGCGGTGGCGGCGCGCAAGCCCGTTCGCCAGTTCGCTTGGCTTCCCGACCCCGATTATCAGCTGTGGTCGCGGTTCTCGGATGGGTCCCTGGCCTGCTTCACCATGCACGATGAGCAAAAGGTGTTCGGCTGGACGCGCCAGTATTTCTCAAGCGGCTGGATCGTCGAGGATCTGGTTTCGCTGCCCGGTCCCGACACCCTCGAAACCCTGTGGCTGATCGCCTCGCGGGTGGACGCGAACGGGCACACCCAGCGCGTGGCGATGATGCAGAGCCGCCTCGAGGAAGGGATGTTCATGGACGCGGCCCAGTTCTACTCGGGGCCTGGCGTCGCGCAGATCGGCGGCCTCAGCCTGCAGGTGGGCCAGAGCGTGCGGGTGCTGGCCAACGGCGTCCAGCTGACGCCCGATCCGGTGGTGGACGCCAACGGCAACATCACGGTCCCGGCGGGCACGACCTACGCGATGGTGGGCGAGCCCATGCCCATCGACTTCATCACCGGCAAGCTCACAACGCCCTTCCCGCCGCCCGGAACGGACGCCCAGCTGCGGGAAATCCCCGAGGTGATCATCATCGCCCTGGCCGCCGAATATCAGGTGGGCATGTTGAATTCGACGCTGCCCTACGAGGTGGTGGTGAACCGCCTGGTGGGCGGGCCGCCCGCCTCGGTCAAGCGCATCTGGCGAAGCGGCCTCTCGGGCGGCGACGACCGCGACCCACGCATCCAGATTCTGGAGAACACCGCCTTCGACTTTGAACTCTATGTCATCAAGCCTGCGGAGCTTGCCGGTGAAATGTGACCCGCCGCTGGCCGTGCGCGTCTTTATTCAGGGCGATCAGGTGCGCTTCACGCCGCGCGAGGACTTCAGGCTGGCCGATGCGATCGAGCCGCTGAACGCCTGCCAGCACGAGAACATCATCTTCACGCTGCTGGATGGCGACGCCGTGCGGGGCGTCGGCGGCGTCACCCTGTGGGACCCGCCCAACGGCTGGCATCTGTGGGCGCGGATGGCGGACCTCCGGCCGCGCGAATGGCTGCAGGCGTCGATCCTGGCGAGCCATCTGCTGTTGAGCTTCCACATGAACTATCCCGACGCGGTGGTGACGGCGAGCGCCAACACCGAGGCGGGCCGCCGGCTGCTGGAGCGCCTGGGCTTCTATGAATTCGAGGATGACGAACTGCAGGCGATGGCCGGGGCCTATCGGATTCTGCGGAGGGCCGCCTGATGGCCGGATTCCCACCGCTGGGGCTGATCGGCGGCGGCCTGGGCGCCATCGGCGGCGTTATGAGCGGGCTCACCTCGCTCTTTTCCGGCAACGCCCAGGCGACGGCCCTGCGCAACCGGGGCATCCAGGCGTCGATGGACGCCGGGGTGAATTCCCAGCTGGAAATCATCAAGGGCAATTCGGCGGTGGGCGACGCGGCGGCGCGGTCGGCGGCCAATGGCGGCGGCTTCACGGGATCGTCCACCGGCCAATTGGCGAACCTGGCGGCGCAGGCGATGTATAACGCCCGCACCCGCATCTACACCGGGCGCACGGAAAAGCAGGCGGACGACTACCAGGCGGACGTGGCGAGCGCCCAGGGCAAGATGGGGCTGATCAGCGGCCTCATCGGCGGCGCCGGGCAGGCGGCGGCGGGCGGGTTGCGCCAGAGCTTCATGAACCAGCTGGGCAATCCCTGGCCGGCGGCGGCGGGGACGCCGGGCGGCGGCGGCGGCGGCGGCGGCGGCGGCCTGGCCGCTTTCGGACTTCCCGATCCTGAAACGGTGCCCCCCTACTGATGGCCGACCTCCCGCAAAGCCTCGAACTCGATCCGGCGCAAGGCCAAGGCCTGCCCGACGCGGCCATCCGGCCCACGGACCTCGGCTTCGGCCAGGCGACCCAGGCCATCGAGAGCACCAGCTATCTGGCCACCCGCGCCCTGATGGAGAAGGCCCGCGCCCAGCGCGAGGCGGACACGCGCTCCGTTGCCACGCCAATCGCCAACATGCAGGCGGCGAACGAGGCTGATTTCCGGGAGACGTTCGCCGATCCGACCAAAGCGGCGAGCGACGGCGTGGTGGGCGATCTGTCAGACCGGATCAATCAGCGGATCGAGCGCACGGCGGGCATGGAAGGGCTCACGCCAGGCCAGCAATCGGCGATCCGGACGCTGGGCGCGCAGCACGCGACGACGGTGCTCAACGCCGCGACGGTCGAGCATGGCAAATATCTGGCCCAGCCGTTTGTGGAGAATTTCGAGGCGGCTCAGAACGCCAAGTCGGCCGCCGGCCTGCAGGCCTACAGCGACGACATGGGGGCGCGAGAGGCGCACCTGAAAAGCAACTACGTGGTGGGCGATCCGAGCCTCGGCGTGGCGATGCTGGGGGCGGCCAAGGATGCCCAGGCGAAGGCCCTGCAGGGCCTCGATCCGATGACGGCGGCGGATGTCAATCTGGCGATTTCCAAGGAATTTCCCCAGCTGATCGCCAGGACCGAGGACTTCGTGGTTCAGCACGGCAACACGGCCCTGCTCAGGACCGCCGCCGACAACAACGCGGCGATCAACAACGGGCTCTACAACAACCCGAACACGCTGCAATTCGCAATTGATAACACGATCCCGAAGATGCTGGGAGGCATGGACAGGGGCACGGCCAAGGACAATGAGGAGTCGGTTTACAGGGGCGCCGTGACCTCGGCCGTGCATGGCCTGCTCTATGGCAAGGGCGACCCGGACAATGCGGCGGAAGTGGCCAAGTCCCATCAGGATATGCTGGGCGACGGCTACCAGCCGCTGATGGACGAAATCACCCGCGAGAAGATGTCGAGGACGCCGCGCACGCCGGAACAGGCGGCGGCCCAGGCGCAGCAGGCGTCGGCGGCGGACATGCACACCGTCGAAATCCAGACGGGCCAGGCGGCGGGACCGGACACGGACATATCGGCCCTGTCGGCGCCCGAGGCGGCGAAAAAGCGACAGGATTGGGCGACGGCGGGGGCGATGGCGGCGGGCCGGGGCGCGCTCAGCGGCATGACCAACGCCGAACTGGCGGGGGTCAAGACGAAGCCTGCGCCGAACTTCGCGGATTTCCACGGCGACACCGGCGCCTATGCGACAGCCTCGGCGACCGATCTTGCGGAAAAGGCGGGGGTGGATGCGGAAATGGCGGCGCGCGCTGACGGGGCGCGGTGGGCGATGGGCGATGAAAAGGGCGGCGTCAAAAGCGGGGCGGGGATCGCCGGATCGCGGGGCTCCGTCGTGCGAAACACTTTCACCGCCTGGACGGCGCCCGGCCAGAAAACCCCGGAGCAATACGGCCAACAGGGGGCGAGCTACGCGACGGCCTCGCTCAGCGCCCAGCAAGTGGCGGGGATTGCGAACCCCAGGGTGCTGCCGACCTACTTCGCGAAGAATCTGGCGGAGAGCGTCGAATTCGCGCCGCCGGATCAGAGGCTGGCGGCGCTGCAGCACCTGGCGATCACGCTGAACTCCGTCCCCCTTTCGACGCGCCTGGCGGACGGCTCGATGGCGGAGCCCCGCGCGATGGTGACGCGGGAATTGCACGCGGCGGGATTGGGCGAGGCGAACCTGTCGGCGATCACCGACTTCGGAGACGACAAGGGACGGTTGGGGAAGTGGGTGTCGGCGATGAACAATCCCCAGGCGATGAAACCCCTGCCCGACAAGAACGACGAGCGGGCAATCGAGGGGAGCGTGCGGCGGTATATGGCCCCGGAATTCAAGGCGACGCAGCTGCTGAGCGGGGGCCTCACGACGTTCAATCAGGCGCGCTACGACCGCACCTTGGGAATCGCCAAAGACATATTCCTGAACGGCAGCGCGCATGACCCGGACGCGGCGGCGAAGGCGGCGGCGGCCGACCTCGCGCCAGGCTGGAGCTATAACGCCGATGGCTGGCGGATGCCCACGGCCCAAGCGGGCGGCTTCGGCTTCAGCAAGGGCGTGATCGGCAGCGGCATGGACGCGGTGGCGATGGGGGCCTCAGTCGTCAGGGGCGAACTGGCCAAGGGCGATAGTGACAAGGGCTTTCCGAACCTCAACCCCGGCACGGTCAAGAAGGATTCGACCTGGGCGGCGAGCGTCCGCAGCGGCACTTGGGTGAACACCCCGGACGGCAGCGGCCTGACCCTGATGACGCGAGGCCCGGATGGCGGCGGCCAGCCGGTGCATGACAAATATGCCAACACGCAGAGCTACAGCTGGTCGCAGCTGGAGGACATCGGGCGGGGCTTCCAGCAACCGCAGTTCAACCCGCCGCCCCATGCCTTCGTGCCGCCGACGCCGCAACATCCGAACCCGGCCGTCTCGCCGATGCCGGGCTTTTCCAGGCAGTCGATGTCGAAGGCGCTGAGCTATGCGATCGGGCGGACTGAATGGAGCGGGCGGGGGCCGGCGCCCGACTCCTACGCCGGGGCGGTGGGCTCGCGGCAAATGACCCAGCCGTTCGTCAACACCTATGCGCCGCGCCTGGGGATGCCCACCGACCTCGACCACTACAGGGCGAGTGCGGCGGACAGCGAAAAGCTCTCCGACTACGGGCTCGCGCAGATTTCCAACAAATACGGCTCCCAGGCGGGGGCCTCGGGGATGCTGCTGACGGCGCTGGAGTATTTCGAGGGACCGACTGAGACGGGCAATCTGATGGCCCGATATGGCGATCCGCGCCGGCCAGGCACCGACCTGACGGGCTGGATCAACGGGCTGGACAAGGCCCCCAAGGGCCGCAATTACCTGGTCAAGGTATTCCATCACGCCGCCGACTATCTCCGGGGTCAGCCGAATGGCTGACCCCCCTTTTCCCGGCGGCTTCGGCGGCGGCACGATCAACGACGGCGGCGTCGAGCAAGAGGAAGAAAACGCGCCCTACGCCCCGGTTTCCCAGAGCGCCCACAGCGACGTGGTGTTCGGCGACGCAATCTCGGGGACGGCGAAGTTCTGGGGCCATATCCTGGGCGATCAGCGCGTGTGGGCGGGCCTGGCCAACACGGCCATGCCTGGCATGAACGCGGGCGCCCCCAGCCTCTCACAGATGCGCGGCGATCTGCCGCCGATCACACCGCCCGACGACACAATCAGCGCCGAGGAAGCGAACGCCCGCTATGGCAGCCGCAGCCTGCGCTGGAATACTCCGGTGAGCGACTATGACGCCGCCTGGGCCGGGGTGCAGGACCGCGAACAGGCCTGGAAGGATTCGATCTTCGCCAAGACCAATCCCCAGCCGCTCACGGACTTCGGGCTGAGCCTGGCCGGCGGAATCCTAGATCCTGGGAATCTGCCGCTGATGTGGATGGGCGAGGGCCTGGGCGCGGGGGTTCTGGACGCGGCCGGCGGGGCGATAGGGGCGGGCCGCGATGCGCTGGCGGGGCTCGGCTGGACCCTGCCGGGGACGCCGCCCCTGGTGGGCCGCCTGATGAACGCGGCGCGGGTTCCGGTCGAGGGGGCGCTGGACTTCCTGCCGTTCGCCGGCCAGCACGCGCTCGAAAGCGAACAGAAGGGCGAGCCCTACACGCCGGGCGACGCCCTGGAGGACATGGCCTTCGGGGCGATCATGCACACCGGAAGCAAGATTTTCGGGGGTGCGCTCAAGCGGCTGTTGAGTTCGGACGCGAAGGCGAAGATCGGCCAGCTGGATCAGGAAGCGAACCCGGACACGCCCGACGTGGCGCGGATCAATGACGCGGCGGAGAAATTGGTGCCGCCCGAGGGCGTTCCGCCCGAGGTGGAGCGGCTGTCGCCAGAGGCGCGCGCGGGCGCCTGGGGGAAGGCCTTGGACGATGCGAGCCAGGACCGCGACACGGACGTGGCCAAGCTGATTGATCAGGAAACCGAGCAGCCGGATTTGGACAGGCTGAGCGAAACGACGGCCCAGTTGCAAATCCCCAGCTTTCGGCCGGTCGACGAAAACTTCGCCAGGCCCCTGGCGATTTCCACGGAGGGGACGGAAACGCCTGTGCGCTACGGCCTGGTGGAAGCCGACGATCTGGTCACAAGCCACAGCGACGCGATGCAGGAAAACCCGGCCTTTCCGCCGGAACTGCAACCGCGGGACCGGGCGACCATGGGCTCCCAGGCGGCCAACATGCGGCTGCAGAGCGTCTTGAACGTGAAGCGGATGTTCACCGAAACGGCGGCGGAAGGCGGCGCGCCCATCGTCAGCCCGGACGGGGTGGTGGAGAGCGGCAACGGCCGGGTGATCATCCTGCGGCGAAGCTCAAGGGGCGCCGGGCCGGGAGGGCGCGCGCGCTATGAGGAATATTTGGCGGAAATGAAAGCGCACGGCCTCGACGTCGAGGGCATGAAAACCCCGATCCTCGTGCGTGTGCGGACCGAACCCCTGACCGGCTCGCAGCGCGCCAAGCTGACGAGTGAATGGAACAACCCGGTCACTGAGACGCTGACCCCCACCGAACAGGCGATGAGCGACGCCAGGCGCGTCGGCCCGGACATGCTGAGCAAGCTCGCCGAAGGCCGGGGCGCGGTGAGCGAGCGGGAATTCGCCAAGGCCTTCCTGGCGCGCGTGGCGCCCGAAGCGATGGGCTCGCTGGTGGATGACAATGGGTTCCTGACGCAGAAGGGCGCCGACCGGGTGGACGCCGCCCTGGTGGCCAAGGCCTTCGGGAGCCCGCAGCTGGTGAGCGCGATCTTCGAGTCCAAGGACACGGACATCAAGACCATCGGCGACGTGTTGCGGGAGGTGGCCCCGGCCTGGGCGATCATGCGCGATGCGATCGAGCGGGGCGAGGTGGACGCGCGCATGGACCCCACGGCCTCGCTGCGCAGCGCCATCGCGCTCATCGACACCGCCAGGGGCAAGGGCATCAAGGGCGCGAAGCTCGCCAAGCTGATCAAGGAGCAGCTGGAGGAACAGGCGCTGTTCACAGGCGTGGGGATCAGCGACGAATCCAAGGCCTTCCTGCAGGTGCTGCTGGGCGAGAACTTCACGCGGGCGACCGCGAAGTCTAAGGTCGCCGCCGCGCTGGAGTGGATCGCCGAGGAAATTCAGCGGTTCGATCCCAGCCCGGATTTGTTCGGGGAGAAACTTGAAGATGCGCCAACCGCGCTCAACATCGCCAAAGCCGCCTTCGACAAGTTTGTCAGCAATGACCCCAGCGACGACTCCGGGCGGCTCCCCGGCATCGAACGCGAGCCCGGCGCTACAGAGCCTGAGCCCGGCGGCGGCGAAGGCGGCGCGTTTGACGATCTTGTCGGGGGCGCTGGACCGGCTGGGGATGCCGAAGGCGGCGCGGGACGCGGCGGCGGCGGCGGCGTCGGCGAACCCGCTGCGGCCGAGCCAGCCGCTGGCGAGCGAGCCCCCGGTCCCGCCGGAACAGGAACCGCCCGCGTAGCCAAGGCCAGGGGGCCGGCGCTGCTGGCCGCTGCGATCCATGACGATCCAGAGCTTGGCCAGCTGGCGGCGGACAACGCGAGGATGGGGATCGAGACGCCCACCGAACCGGGGGCCGACAATCCCACGACCCTGGCCGAAGCCTTCAACGCGGCGGCCGAGTGCCTGATCGGAGGCCTGGAATGATGGATTTTCCCTCTCGTGAGGAAATGCGGGCGCGAGGAAAGCGGGCGCTGGAACGGGCGCGGCGGGACTGCGCCATTCTGCGGGATGATCGGATCAGTTATCGCCTTTGCGGCGGGGCGACTGGCCATGCTTGGGTTCGTGGTTGGAGCGAGGCGCTTCCCGCCTTCATCGAAACGCGAAGTGGTCAGCTGGTTCACCCGATCAATATCTATCGCCGGAACGGTTGGACGATTTCGTTTGATGATCCCGAGCCGGTGCGGCCGGTCATCGTGTCGGAATCGGACCTCAAACGGGTGAAGGGCAGCATGGGGGCGGCGCTGGCTGAACAGGCGAAGCGACTGCACGGGGAGGGTTATGGCCTAATCGAGATAATAGAACTCAACGGCCACCACGCCATGATCGAGGCGTGGCTTCCCGAGGATGCCTGATGGCGCGCGGTCCTTGCCACGAGGCCATCGCCAAGAGTGTCGGCGACATCTTCTCGGACGAGGAAATCGACGGCCTGGTGAAGCGCCTGCAGGCCTCGGCCGAACGCAAACTGAAGGCCGATCCTTCGCTCACCTCCGAGGAAGCGATCCGCCAGGCGCAATTCCGGCTGACGGTGGACGAGGCCAAGACCCAGCTGGAGAGCGCCCGCCAGAAGGCGGCCAAGACGGCGGCCGATGGCAAGTGGAACTACGAAGTCAACCGGATGGCCGGGACCGAATCCCAGCGCCTGTCGGCCTATGACCTGGGGACTGAGCGCCAGGGGAAATATTCAAGTTCCAGCACCGACGCGGTGGGCCGCCAGTGGGAAGCCAGGCTGTGGGGGCAGATGGAGATAGGGTTTAAACAGTTTCCCGGCCTGATGGAGCGGCTGAGCAACTTTTGGGGCATGACCAGCCCCGAATTCGAGGACAAGTTTTTCCGTGAACTGGCCCGGCTGAACGGCGCCGGCCAGGTGGAACCCACAGGCGACGCGATGGCGATGCACGCCGCGCAGATCGTGAAGCTGGCCCTGGATGCGGCGCGGAAAATCCAGAACGATTACGGCGCGTTCATCGGCAAGCTGCCGGGCTACGTCGCCCGCCAGAGCCACGATCCGCTCAAGATCGCGGGCGGCTATTGGGCGGAGATAAAGGAAGCCGGCGAGCGCGCGAAAGCGACCGGGACGCTCGCGGATTTGAATTGGCAAGAGGTGCGAATGGCCGCCTTCAAGCGCGCCTTCCGCACCTGGCGCGATTTCATCCTGCCGCTCTTGGATCACGAAAAGACCTTCGGCGACCTCGACCCGAACGACGTGAACCTCGATGACAGCGTGAAAATCCTCGGCGGCCTGGAGGGCACGTCCCTGGTGGACAACCCGGCCGATCCCAAGGAGCGGATGCTGGCGCGCATCTTCACCGACATCCTGACCAGCCAGCACGAGGTGCTGAAAGGGGCGAACGACGAGGCCGATTTCAGGCCCACCGTTGGCAAGGCCACTGTCGTCTCGCGGCCCCGCGTCCTGCACTTCCTCGACCCCACGGCCGACGAGGTTCCGTGGCTGACCTACAATCGCAAATACGGCAAGGGCAACCTGTTCAACACGATCAAGGACCAACTGTCGCGGGCGGGGCGCAACGCCGCGCTGATGCGATCGTATGGGCCGAACCCGGAACTGGCGCGCGAGGAACGGATCGCCCAGCTGCAATCGAGCGCCAGGGCGCGGGGCGATGTCGCCACGGCCAAGAAGCTGGGCGGCTGGTGGCAGACGGCCGATTGGGACATGCTGAACGGCCAGGCGAACGCCCCGGAGAATTTGCGCCTGGCGACGACCTTCCGCCTGCTGCGCGGCTGGGCGTCGATGACCAAGCTGGGCGGGATCATCCTCTCGCACGTCTCCAACCTGCCGCTCTCGGCGCAATCCTTCGCCCGCGTGGGCGGCACCTTTCTCGACGGCTACAAGGGCGCGATCAGCGGCATCGCCCATCTGCCCGATCCGGCCAAGGGCGAGGCGGCCGATCTGCTGGACATCGGCGCCCGCGCCTTCGCCGGCCACCTGGGCGGGCAGTTCAACGCCAACGACGGGGCGCTGGGCTGGAGCGCCTGGGCGAGCCGCATGACCTACAAGCTGGGCGGGTTCGAGTGGGGGATCAACGGACTGCGCCAGGGCACCGCGTCGATGCTCGCGCGCCATCTGGCGGTGGAGCATGACAAGGGCTGGGACAACATCGAACAGGGCCTGCGCGAGACGTTCGAGCGGTTCGGCATCGAGCGCGACCATTTCGAGTTAGGCGGTCAGCACATCGGCGAGGTGGAGGGCAAGCGATACTACACCCTGGCCGGCCTAGATCCTTTTTCCGACAACCCGGCCGAGCGCGAGGCGTCGATCCGCCTGCGCACCTTCATCCATGACTTCGTGGACACCACGGCCTCCGAGGCGCGGCTGCGCGAGCAGAAGGGCCTGGTGGCCGGCACCAAGGCGGGGACGCCCCTGGGCGAGGCGATGCGCAGCATGAGCCAACTCAAGGGGTTCCTGATGACCATCTTTGGCCGTCAGCTGATGCCGGCGATCCGGGGCTTCGGCGGTCGCCAGCCGCCGTGGCTGCTGGCTCACCTGATCCTCTCCACGGCCATCGCCGGCTATATCAGCATGAACATGAAGCGGCTGGTGGCGGGCGAGGAAGCGCGGCCGATCATGGGGGCCGATCTGCAGGACACCGGCAAGATTTGGCTGGCCGCGATGAGTCAGGGCGGCGGCCTCGGCATCTACGGCGATTTCCTGTTTGGCCAGGCGAACCGCGACGGGCTCGATTTCTCGTTCACCTCGCTCATGGGACCGTCGCTGGGCGACGGCGAAAAGGTGCTGCAGATCGTGCAACAGGCGATGAGCGGCAACGCCATGAATCTGGAGACGGGCAAGAGCGCCATCCCAGGCGAGGCGGCCAAGCTGTTCGCCGGCAACATCCCTATGGTGAACCTCTGGTATACGCGGCTGCTGCTGGACTACGGGCTGATCTGGCGAATGGAGGAAGCGGCCTCGCCGGGCTATCTGCAGCGGCGCGAGGAAAACATGCGCCGGGCGGAACACGGCCGGGGCTACTGGCTCCCACCCACTTCGGCCGCGCACTAGCTCATCCGACGCCGCGCGCGCGCGGCGATGATGGCCATCCCCGCGATATTCCAACACCCGATGGCCGGGCGCGGGTGCGAAGGCCGACCTGATGGATTCACAAGCGTTCGCGGGGCTGCTGACCCAGTTGCGCTCAAGGTCGGCAAGCCCGGCATGACCACCGTTCCCGCCGTCACCATCGTCAACTACACCCTGGCGGGCGGGAACAGCCTGGGGCCGTTCAACAGCGTCTTTCCGATTGAACAGGCGCCCGATCTGCAGGTGATGATCTACACGCCGACGGCGCCCCCGGCGCCGCTGGTGCTGGGGCGGGACTACACGGTGAACCTGCCCGCCTCGCCGGGGCCGGCGACCGTGACCCTGCTGGCGGCGGTGCTGGCGACCTACGACACGCAGACGGTGGGCGTGTG